GTGTGGGGGGGGGGTGTCTCCCCCCCGCCGCGGCGGCCAGAGGGCTGGCCGCCCTACAAACTCCCGTGTACGTAATTTGCAGGGGAGGGCTTTCCCCCTCCCGCGGGGCGTCGAGGACGCCGCCCCCTACAAGCCTCCCTTGTCAAAGGGAGGTGCCGAGCGTAAGCGAGGCGGAGGGATTCCTCCCGCCGCCCCTCACTTCCTCAACTCTTTATAAACCTCCGGGTTCTCCTTCTTCAGCGCCAGTCTCTCCCGGTATCCCATCCGCGCAAAGGCGTCGCGGTCCAGCGCTACCGGCACGCTGCCGGTCCCCGCGGCATAGGGTGCGGGGGTCTGCATCGGCTTGTTCTGCTCGTTCTCCATTGTATTTCACCTCACTTTCTGCAGCATCGTAGGGCGGGGTGACCTCACCCCGCCGCACTGCACGGCAGGCTCATTGCGCCCGCCCTGCATCGCCCATAAACCGGCGGCGAATCTCTGCCAGCTCCGCCTCGGTCTCATGCGGCAAATCAAAATACCACGCCAGCGCCAGCTCGGGGCGCAGAAGCCCCGCGTCCACCAGCTCACGCTGCTCGGCCCAGATACGCGCACGGTCATACAAAACACCGTCGCCCCAGTCGATAGCCGGGGCTGCGGTCTGCGGCAGACCGTCCAGCCCGTACACCGCGCCCAGCGCACTGCACAGCGCCATGGCCTGCTGCACCGCATCCGTCCACGCGCTCTGCAGGTCGCGGATCGTCAGGTCGTAGTCCACCGACGTTGCGGTGATCTCCGTCGCCGTGCGCGGCTCGGCGGGGGTCTCGACCTCGCTCAGAATGCCGCGGCGCAGGCCCAGCAGGCTCTCACACCCGCGCAGAAGATCCTGCTTGCGGGCCAGATAGCTGCCCTCCCGCAATGTCGGGCTGTAGACCGTCACGCCGACATTGGCCGGGTCGTCCGGCAGGCCGACAAACAGATCATCCTGCAGCGCACGGCGGCCCTGGGCATCGGGGCGCAGCAGATCCTCCGACGCAAAAACGCGGGACGCACCGTTCGCAAATTCGGCGTTCAGCTGCTCCTCGCAGCGGGCCAGTGCGTGCAGCAGTCCCGCCGCCGGGGCGTAGATGCTGACCGCGTCGGGGCTGCCGTCCACACAGTTCATCAGCGGCGTTTTCAGCACGGCCAGCCCGACGCCCTGCACCCCCGGCAGCACAAGCTGCGGGACCAGCTCCGCACAGGCGGGCAGCGTGGCCAGCGGCACACAGCGGCCCAATGTCTGGCCGTTCAGCTCAAACAGCCGCGTTTCGATGGTCAGGCCGTCCGCGCCCGCGGTGCGGCGCTCCAAAAGGGCGTACTGCCGCCCATCGACGCTGTGCCGCTCCATCGTGCCGACGGCCAGAAGGCTGCCGTGGGCGTCGCGGGCCAGCGGCACGTAGCAGTCGCGCCGGATGGCCGCAAAGTCGAACGCCCCGTCCCGCGGCACCGGTTTCAGCAGACACTCTCCGCCCACCAGCGCGTACTGCATCGCGGTCTTGGCCGCCGCGTTCAGCGCCGACAGGCTGCGGCGCAGCGGGTCCGGTGCCTCGGGTGGCAGGCGGGTCTCGTACTCGGCAAAGACCGTGCGGCAGAGCTTGCCGACGATCAGCGCCGCCACACGGGGCGCGGTATCCTCGCCCGCGCGCGGCACGCCGTAGTACAGATCAAACCATTCCCGCACCGCCGCCCGCATTTTTACAGATGTAACGTCACTTTTTCCAAATGCCTGTTCCAAATAGGATTGCAAGTCATCCTCTCCTTTCTTCATTGCCACGCGGTAGGGGCCGGGCATGCCCGGCCCGCGGCCTTCCTACAAGCGTCCGTTTTCGCCAGGCTGCGGGCCGCACATGTGCGGCCCCTACATGCGCAACACATTTTAGCTTCCTCTCCTTCTCCACACCCCCTCCACCGCGTACCGCACCGCGTCAATGTGGTGGTTGTTCACGTCGGGGTAGCCCGGCAGCACCTCGCCCGTCCGCGGGTCGCGCTCGTACTCGTACTCACTGAACTCCGCCGCCGTGGCCGGGCAGCGCACCGGGTCAATGATGATCGCCGCCAGCCCCTGCAGCCACTTCATGCTCTCGCGCACGCTGCCGGGGCCCTTCTGGGCTGCGCGGCAGGGCAGCCCGGCGGCGCGGTAGTCGGCGCAGGATTTCGGCTCGGCGGCGTCCGCCGTCAGCGGGCCGTCCGTGCCTGCGCCGCGCGCCAGCAAAAGCTCTGCCGTCTCGCGGTTCGGCGTTCGGCTGCGCGTCAGTTCGTCAAAAATCACCAGCACCCGCCGCGCCGCATCGTAGGCCGCGGCGTTGTAGGCCCAGGGGTCGGGGTACCAGCCCCAGTCCACGCCGTAGTAGACGCGGTCATACCGTTCCAGCTCGTCGTCCGGCACGGCCCGCAGCTGCAAATTGGCAAACACCGCCGCGCCGCTGCCCACGACCTCGCCGCCGTACTCATGGCGGAACGCCGCCGGGTTCGTCCGCTGCAGGTGCTCGGCGTCGGCCCAGAACCGCTCGCCCAGCATGGCCCGCGGCAGATCGCGGTAGGTCGAATGGTGCACCAGCTTGCCGGGGCGGGTCTCCAGCGCGTAGCGGTTGGCCCAGCTGCGGGCCATGGCCGGCGGGTTGAAGCTCTTTAACGTCAGCGTCCAGCTGCCGCCGCGCAGCACGGTCTGCTCGACGTTGCGCACCTCCTCGGGGCCGTCGAACTGGTCAAGCTCCTCAAACCAACAAATGCCCACAGCGCCGAACGGCAGCTTTAAGCTCTTGAGCTTGCCCGGGTCGTCCGTCCCGAAGAATAAGATCTTCTGCCCGGTGGGCAGATAGGTACACTCCATCGGGCTGACCGTGCAGCGGAAATACCCCGCGCACCCCAGCTCCCCGATGGCCCATACGATCTGGTTGTACACGCTGTTGCGCAGCGTGCCGCCGACCTTGCGCAGCACCACGGCGTGGCAGTCCGGGTGGCGCAGCAGCTGCCAGACCAGCTCCATCGAAAGATAGCTCGACTTACCGGACCCGCGCCCGCCCTTGGCCACGACCTCTGTCACCTCGCCGCGCCGTATCGCCTGATGCACGGGCCAGAACACGCCGGGTATCTTCTCCTTCAGCCGCACTTCCACCTTGGTGCCTCTCTCCTCTCTCTTCTCTCCTAACTTTCACTGTCCACAATGACCACCCCCTCTGTTTTCGCCCCGTCGCCCAGGCCCAGATGCTTGTACAGCATTTCCAGCGCGCGCAGCTTGTCGGCCACCTTGACCGGCAGACCACCCTCCTCGCCGGGGACGGCAAAGGCGATCTCGGCCAGTTCGTCCAGCACATGGTCCGCGTCGATCTCACACAACGGCATCCCTCCTTTTTCCCGAATGGGTATAAAAAAACTCGCGGGAGGAATCACTTCCTCTCACGAGTTTCGATGGTATCATATTACCACTGTTGGTTGTGAAATACAATGAAATTTTGCGAAATCTTCGGGAAATTTACTGAAATCTTTTTCACGCCCGCTTCGGCACGGCCATCCCCTCCACAGCCGTCCGGTGCAGCTGGTACGCCCGGCGCTGAACTACCCCCATCGCCTCCGCAATTTCCGAAAAATTCTGCCCCATCACATAGCGGCGGCGCAGCACCTCCTGCCCCGGCCTATCCCGCACCGTCATGATGCCGCACATAATCTCCGCGCGCGTTTCCATGCAGCTTTCCAGCTGCTGCTCCAGCCTTTTCTGCGCTTCTTCGATACGTTCTACGGCCCGCGGCAGCCTGTCCGCGTTAGGGCCGCTGCGCCCGGGCATGCCGCTCATGCAGGCCGTCACCCGCTCGGCGTCGCTGCGCAGCACCTCGATTTCTTCTTCCAGCATGTGCTGGCAGCTGACAGACGCCTGATAGCGACCCAGCCACTCCACTTTTTCCTTATAGTCCATCGCTGTCCTCCTTATATGTTGCCGCTCCTGTCAGGTATTGTTGGTTACTCTCATCTTAATGCAACAACATATAGTTGTCAATATATTTTTGCAAATTCCCGCCTGGCAATCCCGAAAACCGGACTTCCGCTTCTTTTTCCGCTTTCCCGCTTGACACCCGCCGCCCCCAACGCCGACGGCCTCCGCATCATCGACCCGGTACATTTTATAGAAACGCTGGAGCGCGAATACGCCTCCTGAAACCACAAAGCCCGCCCCGGTCTGACCCGGGACGGGCTTTGCGTATTGCTCAAACTGTCGAAAAACTCTTGCAGGGGCGAGCATTGCTCGCCCGCCAGCTTACACCGCCGCCTGTTTCCGGGGCGTTTGCGTCAGCGGTCCACTTTCCCGGAGGGGTCAAGACCCCTCCCTACGGTCTGCCATACACGGGTGCCTTGTAGGGAGCGGTCTTGACCGCTCCGTGCCCGTTTGCGTCAGCGGATGCCCCCGTGTCGTCGGGGACTCCCCCTGCCTTCAGCACAACGGTGCCACCAGCCGCAGCACCGCGCTGTACAGCGTGCCAAAAAATCCGGTCCGGCAGTCCGCCAGCGTCACCGCGGCACTTTCCTTTTCGATCTCCGCCAGATCGCGCCGCACATCGTCCAGCACCGCGCCGCCGTAGAGCAGCACGCTGTTCTCAAAATGCAGGTACAGGCTGCGGTAATCCAGATTCACCGTGCCCACCGCGGCAATGCGGTCATCCACCAGCCAGGTCTTGGCGTGCAGAAAGCCCGGCGTGTAGCTGTAAATTTTAACGCCTGCCCGCAGCAAATGCGGGAAATAGCTCCGCGTCAGCTGGTAGATCGTCGGCTTGTCCGGCACGCCGGGCGTGTAGATGCGCACATCGACGCCGCGCTTGGCCGCCAGCCGCAGGCAGGACAGCAGGTCGTTGTCCAGAATCAGGTACGGCGTGCAGATGTACAGCCGCTTCTGCGCCTGGTTGATAAGCTCCAGATACACGTTCTTCGCCACGGCCTCGCGGTCCACCGGGGTGTCGGCAAAGGGCTGCACCAGACAGTCCGTTTCCACCGGCACGGCGGCGGGCAGGTCGCAGCCCGCGTCCAGGTCCTCGTCGGGGTATTTTGCCTTCCAGAACGTCAAAAAGATGTTTGCCAGGCTCGCTGCGCCGGGGCCATCCAGCCGGACGCCGCTGTCCTTCCAGTAGCCGAACCGCACGATTTTATTGATATACTCGTCCGCCAGATTCACACCGCCCGTAAAGGCGATCTGTCCGTCGATGACCATGATCTTGCGGTGGTCGCGGTTGTTCATGACCAGGTTCAGCACCGGCACACAGCGGTTGAAGCTGAACGCCCGGATGCCGTCGGCCCGCATCATCTCGGCGTAGTTGTGGGGCAGCAGGCTCAGGCAGCCCGCGTCGTCGTAGATGACCCGCACATCCAGCCCTGCCGCGGCCTTCCGGCGCAAAATCTCGTGGATCTGCCCCCACATCTCGCCCATGCCGATGATAAAGCTCTCCACATAAATGCTGTGCTGTGCCCCCTGCAATGCGGGCAGCATATCGGCAAACATGCTCTGCCCGTCCGGGTAATATTTCGCCGCCGTGCCGCCGCAGACCGGCATCGGGCCGTAGTCGTGCAGGTAGCGGGCCGTCAGCGCGGCGCGGGGGTCCTGCCGCTGCAAGGCCGCCGCGGCGTCGGGGTCGTCCTTCCGCGCCGGGGCCATTGCGTCCTCGGCACGCTCCAGCCGGTGGCGCAAGCCCAGCGCCGGGCGCTTGTTGCCCCACAGCAGGTACAAAATGCCGCCCTGCACCGGCATAACGGCAAACAGGATCATCCAGCTGATCTTAAACTCCGGCACCGTGGAATCCTGCCGGATCAGCGCCAGGCACATGATAATGCTCATGGCAACGCCCACGCCGCCGAACCATTTGGCGTAGTCCGCCAGCCAGTAGAACAGCGCAAACAGCCAGAACGCCTGCAGCAGCAGAAGAACGCCGGTCACAACAATGCGGCTGAACACCAGGTTCAGCACCCGGCGCAGCATCAGACGCCAGTTCCGTTTTTTCATACAAACCTCGTATACAAATGCAAAAAGCCGCACGTCATCCCCCAAAGGACGGCGTGCGGCAGACTTCCTTTTTACAATTACAGGCGGTCAATGGCGGCCATGCAGTCGTCCATGGACAGGAAGGTCACGGCACAGTTGGAGCCGATAAACCACCGTTCATCCCCATTGCAGACGATTTTGCGGATAAGCTTGCCGTGGTACTCAGTCTGGATGTAGATCCCGTTGGGCACTCTCTTTCCCTCCCATATCTTGTAGTGTGGGCCGGGCGGCTGCCTCATATCATGGGCTTTCCGCACCGCGGCTGTACTTAAATTATGCCACAAATGCCCGCTTTGTGCAAGGTGCTTTTTGCTGTAGTTTATGTACGAATCGCCCCATTTTTTGGCATTACGCACAAAGGGTGCATAACAGCGGGCTTTTGGGCGTGTCAACTTTACCGCGAATGCACCAAAACAGCCTTTTTTCACGAAATTTGTAAAAAAATGTTGCGGGATTCCGCGAAACGTGTATAATATAAGATAGTATATTGTGTAGCAGTATCCATATATACTGCCCGATTTTACCATAAGTGACCGGAGGAGCTTAGCTATGACAAAACTGGAAACGCTGCAGTTAAAACTGACTGCGACCCGCGTGCGTATGGGTGTGATCGAAGCCACCCACGGTGCCGGGTGCGGTCATCCGGGCGGCAGCCTGTCCGCGGCGGACGTTCTGACCTATCTGTATTTCCGCGAGATGCGCATTGACCCCGAACAGCCGCAGGACCCCAACCGCGACCGTTTTGTACTTAGCAAGGGCCACTGCGCCCCCGGCCTGTATGCCACGCTGGCGGAGCGCGGCTTCTTCCCGGTGGCCGACTTGCCCACGCTGCGCCACTCCAACAGCTACCTGCAGGGCCACCCCAACATGAACACCGTCCCCGGTGTTGACATGAGCACCGGTTCCCTGGGCCAGGGTGTTTCCGCCGCCTGCGGCATGGCGCTGGGTGCCAAAAAGCTGGGCAGCGACATCAACGTCTACACCCTGCTGGGCGACGGTGAGATCGAAGAGGGCGAATGCTGGGAGGCGTTCATGTTCGCCAACCACTACAAGCTCGATAACCTGTGCATCATGATCGATGTCAACGGCCTGCAGATCGACGGCGCGACCCGCGACGTCATGAACTCCGAGCCGCTGGACCACAAGATGGATGCCTTCGGCTTCAACACCATCGTCTGCAACGGCAACTCCTTTGCCGACCTGGAGCAGGCGTTCAAGATGTTCGACCTGTCCCACGGCAGCGGCAAGCCCACCTGCTTCCTGCTGCGCACGACCAAGGGTCTGGGCGTCAGCTATATGGAAAACGCCGTCGATTGGCACGGCAAGGCCCCCAACGACGAAGAATACGCCCAGGCTATGACCGAGCTGCGCGCCGCCCACGCCACGCTGGAAAAGGAGATCGAGTTCAACAATGGCTGATATTAAAAAAATTGCTACCCGCGTCAGCTACGGCAACACGCTGGTAGAGCTGGCCCAGCAGGGCGCTGACAATCTGGTGGTTTTTGACGCCGACCTGGCCGCTGCCACCAAAACCGAAATCTTCCGCAAGGAGTACCCGGATCGTCACTTTGACTGCGGCATTGCCGAGCAGAACATGGTCGGCGTCGCCGCCGGTATGGCCACGATGGGCTTTGTCCCCTTTGTGTCCAGCTTTGCCATGTTCGTTGCGGGCCGCGGCTTTGAGCAGATCCGCAACTCCATCGGCTACCCGCACCTGAACGTCAAGATCGCTGCCACCCACGCGGGGCTCTCCGTCGGTGAGGACGGCGCGTCCCACCAGTGCTGCGAGGACATCGCCCTCATGCGCTCGATCCCCGGCATGGTGGTCTTGAGCCCGGCTGACGATGTGGAGGCCCGCGCAGCCGTCATCGCCGCCTACAACTATCAGGGTCCCGTCTACCTGCGCTTTTCCCGTCTGGCCACGCCCGTTTTCCACGATCCCGAGACCTACGAGTTCCAGATCGGCAAGGGCGAGAAGCTGACCGACGGCTATGACATTGCCGTCATCTCCACCGGCCTGATGACCAACGAGGCACTGCGCGCCGCCGTGCTGGCCAAGCGCCAGGGCATGAACGTCCGTGTCATCAACATGCCGACCATCAAGCCCATCGACGAGGAGATCATCCTGACCGCCGCCCGCGAGTGCGGCCGCATCATCACCGTCGAGGAGCACAGCATCATCGGCGGTCTGGGCGAGGCCGTCTGCTCCGTCGTCAGCGAGAAGCTGCCCGTTCCCGTGCGCCGCATCGGCGTCATGGATCAGTTCGGTCACTCCGGCCCTGCCAATGAGGTCCTGCGTGACTACGGCCTGACCGCTGACAACATCGTCAACGTCATCCGTGACATCGTCCGCCCGGACGCGAAGGCCTGATTTTCCATCACAAGTACAACAGCCCCGAAAGGCAACTGCCTTCCGGGGCTGTTTTTGTAGGGGCGAACATTGTTCGCCCGTCAGCCTTGCCGCGCCGTGCACTTTCCGCGGCGGCGGGGGCGGCCCCGCCCCCCCCCCCCCCCCCCGCCGCCGCCGCCCC